TCCTCCGGATTTCGCGAAGCGTGGCGAGGTGCTGCTCGGCGAGGCTCCGCTGGTCCGCCGTTTCTGGTCACGCATTCGCCTGAAGCCCGGCAAGCGGGTGACGTTCCACTATCCGCTCGCGGGCGGCGGCGGGAACGGATCGTCGGGCCGCAAATCGATCCTCAGCCTCGTGGTCTCTATCGCGGCGCTTGTAGCATCGGTTGCGGTGTTGGGAGGCGCAGCGGCGGGACTATTCGGTGCAGCATTCAAAGCCGGTACGATTGGCGCACGACTTCTTGCCGGCGGAATCTCTGTCGTAGGGGCATTGGCCGCCGGCGCGTTGACTCCACCGCCCGTGGCTCAGGGGAAATCCCGTCTCGATCAGACCAAGGGTCCGGCCTCTCTGTCAGGTAATGTGCTGGGCGCTGGGGCGCCCATTCCTGCGGTTATCGGCACGCGGCGTGTCTTCCCGCCGCTCGCCTGCCAGCCGCTGGTCGAACGGCTCAATGGCGACGAGATCGTCGAGGCAATCTTCGTGCTCGCCGGAGCGCACGATATCTCCGATATCCGGGTCGGTGACGCCGCGATCGAAGACGCCAACGATATCGCCTATGAGGTCAAAAACGGCTTCGGCGACGACGAGCGCATCGATCTCGTCCAGCGCTACGGCATCACGAAAACGCCGCAGATCGAGCTCTCCAGGCACAAGGTCACGGCCGACGACCAGTCGATCCTGTCCGACCAGAACAACCCGGCGAATTCGATCCCAGTCTGGCACTCGGTCCGGACCTCGGTGCAGGCGGCCGATGAGGTCTGGCTGCATTTCTCGCTGGCGGAAGGGCTGGGCGCGACGTCCGGGAGCACACGCTACGGCATCCCGATCCGCCTGCGCATGAGGACACCAGGCGGGGCCTCGTGGATCAACCTGCCGGAGATGCATTACTGGTCGAACGATCACAAGGAAATCCGCCTCTCCGTCCGGCTTGTCTGGGGCTCGGCGCCGGAAAGCGTCGCCTCCATTCCCGCGAATGAGGGATGGACGATCGCCTACAAGCACGTCGACGGCCAGTCCGCGCCGGCCTCGGATGCCTGGGACGCCGATTCCTCCTTCTCGAACGGGTCTGGGTCGGACGGGCTCTACAATTCGGTGGAGGCCTCCTCGAAGGTCAAGCGGATTGCGTTGGGTCGGTGGGAGGCGACGGTCTATCTCGATCCAAATGTGGTGACGCCCGGCGCCTATGAAATCGAGGTCAAGCGTGGGTGCGCCTACCAGACGAACAACTGGTCGAAGCCGAACTATACCTATTCGGGCACCCACGACGATCCGTTCTATTACGTCCTTTCGGGATCGACGGCGAAGGTCGACGAAACACTCGACGGCGTGCTCGACCGGCTGTTCCTCTTGAGGATATCGTCGGTCATCAACTCGCATCCCATGCCTACGCCGGGCAAACTCGCCGCGATCGCCATCAAGGCGACCAATCGCTCGGTCGATTCCCTGTCATGCCTTGCCTCCCGCTACGTCTATGATTGGGACGGGTCGGGCTGGAACACCTTCACGACCACCGACAATCCCGCCCCGCATCTGCGTGACATGTGGGTCGGGGGCCTCACGCCAGACGCCCTCCCGCTCGATCTTCTCGACGATACCAGCCTCGTCGACTGGCGGTCGGCCTGCGTGACGGCCGGCTACTCCTGCAACCTCGTCGTCGAAGGCGAAAACCTCACCGATGTCGAGGACAAGGTGACGGGCTGCGGCTATGCCCGGGCGCGCAAGTCGGAGACCTGGGGCGTCATCCGCGACTATGACCGCTCGGCCGACGATCCGCTGCAGGTGTTTACCCAGCGCAACTCCGCCGGCCTGCAGATGGCGAAGGCGTTTCCGCGGCTGCCCGACGCCTTCCGGGTGACTTGGTACGATGCCGCTCTCGATGATGCGGAACAGCAGACAATCGTCTGGCGGCCGACGGTCACGGATGAAGAAAAGGCCAACCCGCGGATCGAGGAAGTCACCTATGACGGGCTCGACAACGAGACGGACGCAACGGCGCGTGCGCTGTTCGATCTCAGGCAGGCGGAACTGCGCGCCGCCACATGGAGCTTTTCCGCGCCAGCCGAAGCGCTGAGGACCAGACGGGGCGACCTCATAGGGGTCAATCACGACACGATCAGCAAGACCAACACCTCGGCGCGGATCATCTCTGTGCAGGATGACGGGACCAATGTGACGGGCATCACGCTCGATTGCGCGGTGCCGATCTATGACGAGCCGGGCTGGTTTGAGACGACAGACTTTTTTGCGGTCACGGACATCTTCGACATGGGCCTGAAAAGCTCGGTTGGAGTGCGGCAATCCGATGGAAGCTTCACCGTCCACGCCTTGAGCAATTCGGCAGGTTCCACCGATGCGCTGACCTTCACGACGCCGGTGGCGATCGCGGCCGATCCCGATGACGGCGATCCGGTTATCCGGGCCGGGAACCTCGTCTATGTCGGCCAGGCGGGCAAGGAAGTCCGCCGGCTGATCATCAACTCCATCACTTACGACAAGGACATGGCGGCCTCGATCGAGGCGGTCGACGAAGCGCCCGAACTCTGGGCCGCGTGAGGATAAACGATGTCTCTCGACAGACTGATACCCACATCCGGAGTGAACGTCTCCGGCTCGACCATGGCCACCGATATCCAGGAGGAAATCACCGGCCTGTGGGACTATTCGCTGATCCCATTGACCAATGTCGCGGGAACCGCGAACGCCATCACGGCCGACGCCAGCCCGGCGCTCACGGCAGGAGTGGCGGATGGCATGATGTTCTGGCTGGACCCGGCCTCCGACAATGCGGCGGGCGGAACGACGCTCGCGATCGGCGGCGGTTCGGCAATCGCACTCGTCGATGACGACGGCAATGCGATCGGAGCGATTCTGAAGGCCGGCCGTGGCGTGATGCTCAGGGCCAAGGGCGGGAACCTGACCGTCTATAACTCCTCGAACATCCAGAAGGTGACGGACTATCAGACATTCACCGCGAACGGCACATGGAACAAGCCGACCGGAACGCCTGATGCGGCGCTGGTGATTGTCAAGGCATGGGGCGGCGGTGGCGGCGGCGGGTCCGGCAGCACCAAGTCGGGGGGCGGCGGCGGCGGCGAATACAAATACCGCATCATGCGGGCCGCAGACGTGTCCTCCTCGGTCGCTGTCACCGTCGGGGCGGCCGTCGCAGCCGGAGCGGCGGGCAACAATTCGTCGTTCGGCTTCTACGTCACGTCTTATGGCGGGGGTGCAGGCGCAGGCGGCGGGAGCACCCTCAGTTACGCCGGTGGCGGCGGCGGCGGACCGTTCTTGGCAGGAGGCGGCGCCAGTGGAACGACCGCCGGATCGGCAGGAGTTCTGGCGGGTGCCGGCGCCGCAGGATCAAGCACGAGCGGTGCCAGCGGCACCGGCGGATCGGACGGCTATTTCGGCGGCGGCGGCGGGGCGTCGGGCGGGAACGGTTCCGGCAGCGGCGGCAATGGCGGGCGCTCTGTCCATGGCGGCGGCGGCGGCGGCGGCGTCAGCGGTGGTGGCGGCGGCAGCAACGGGACGGGCGGGAGTTCCACCTATGGCGGTGCCGGCGGGAATGGCGGCGTGAACGGGACCGCGCCCGGCGGCGGCGGTGGCGGCAATGCAGGCGGGGCGCGCGGTGAAGTCCGCGTGTGGGTGATCGGATGACCTTTTCAGCAATCTCTCTCGTTCCGGGCGACGACTGGTCTGAGCAGATCACCATCACGGACTCGGACGGGTCCGCGATGGATCTGTCGGGGTCAACCTGGACCTATGCCAAGGTCGACTGGTCGACGGGCTCGATCACCCTGACGCTCGATACCTCGCAGGCAGCGTCCGGCATCATCGGGTTTTCGGCGGACAAGAGCCTGACGGGATCGCTTCCCTTCGGGCAGGTCTCGACCATCACGCTCAAGCGGGCCGATCCTTCTGCCTTCGACGAAACGCTCTATTACGCGCCGGTGATCGGCGTTCACGTCAAGACGGCCAATTCGATTTCGGTGGTCGCGGCAGGAACACAGGGCGCCCCCGGCATTGCGTGGCAGGGCGACTGGGCGACCTCGACGGCCTATGCGCTGCGGGATGGCGTCTATGACGACGGCTCGTCCTATCGCTGCATCCTCGCCCATACCTCGGGAGCATCGACCGAGCCCGGAGTGGGAGCCGATTGGCAGACCTATTGGGCCGTGGTCGCGCTCAAGGGCAATCTGACGGCCGAATTCACGGCGGCTGAGACCAACGCGGCCAATTCCGCCACGGCCGCGGCTGCCAGCGCTTCGGCTGCTGCGGATTCGGAGGCTGCTGCTGCAATATCCGAGACCAATGCGGCTGGCAGTGAAGCAGCCGCCGCGGCGAGTGCGTCTGCGGCCTCGACCTCTGAAACCAATGCCGGCAACAGCGCCACAGCCGCGTCGAACTCAGCGACCGCCGCTGCCACGTCTGAAGCCAATGCCGCCACCAGCGAGACCAACGCCGCGACCTCGGAGACCAATGCGGCCGCTTCTGCCGTTGCTGCGGATGGATCGGCCACGTCCTCGGAAGCCTCACGTCAGGCGGCCGATGTCGATGCTGCTCAGGTGGCGACCGACAAGGCGAGCGTGGAGAGCATCCAGTCGAGCCTCAACACGGCGCTGGGCAATGTCTCGAGCTATGATGCGACGCTGGGCCTGCTTTCATCGTCTGCCCGCGCGATCGTTTCGGCCGCCGATGTGGTCGACGTGTTTGTCTATGACACCGAGCGCGACAGCGACAAGGGTCGGTGGCGGAAGAAGACCAAGGCGACGAGCTGGTACAAGGAAAGCCTGACCGGCGCGTGGCTGGGGCTTGCGGCCAATGAAACGGCGGCGCGGGCCATCTCGGGCGCCACGACCGGGGCCTATTACGGCAACACGACGGACGGGAATTTCTACAAGCTCAACGCCGGCTCGGGCCAGACGCAGGTCTATCGCGGCAATCGGGCCGAGTTCCCGTCGAAGGCGCTGATCGTGGCGCGTGCCGCTACGCTCACTATCTATGATCTGGATCAGGCATCGTGCCCGATGTGGACGGTGTTTACTAACAACGTCGGCAACATGACGGGCGCTCTCAACACCATCACCGCTGCATGCCTAGCTGCGATCAACGGCAACATCTATTTCGGGGCGCCGTCCTACGACGTCCACGGCATTGATCTGATCTTAGATCGCAGTTGGCGCAGCGGTCTTGGTATTACCACTGGCGGATATGTCGGACGCATCGCCAACAGGAGCGACGGGGCGTCCTTCGCTACCGTCGGCTGGCAACCTGGAGCCATTATCAGCCGCGCCGTCAACGACGTCGCCGCCACGGTCCTTCCGGGCACCCCGGCCGATCCGAACCGGCTGAACCTGCCTGCGCCGACAGTTGCGGTTGCCACGGCAGGGGGCGTGAGCGTCATCCATTGGGATGGCAGGGTGGCGAACTCGGCCACGACGGCGAATTCCCGCGAAGTCGCATTCGACCCCAGCAATGGCGATCTCATCTGGCAGTTGGATTCCAGTGCAACGCCCCTCTTAGTGGCGCGCCGGAAGTCCTATGCGGTCACGAGCTTCTCTCCGGACCATCTATATAATCGCCAGTCAGACGCTGCCAGCAGCGGGCATTATCCGGGCATTGGCGACGCAAACACCAATCTGCGTCCGGTGTCCGTCAGAGGCGGCCTTGCCGTAGGTTTTTCTGGCGGCCTGAACATCGTCAAGCGCTCCCGGATTTCACAGTATCCGGTCGAGGATGCCGCCGCCTACCTCACGAGCAAATACAACACCGGCTGGCAGGTGGGCTCCATCAAGTTCGCCCTTGCCGAGAGCACCGCAGACGTGTCGAGCCTGGTGGGGGCAACGCCGCTCAGCGATGATTTCTCCGGGTATGCCGACACGGCTGCGATGCTGGCGGCTTGGGCGGCAAGCGCGGGGACCAACTGGTCTCTTTCATCCGGGACTGCATTGCATGCGGCGGGATCGACCGTCCCCTTGGCGAAGGCGGCGACGCTGGTTGTGGGGGCCCGCTATAGGGTTACGGTCACAGTTTCCGGGCGCACTGCCGGTTCTGTAACGCCGCGTCTTGAGGGAACGACAACAGTCGCCGGATCAGCGATTTCGGCCAATGGTGCGAGCTCGCAAAGCCTGATTGCCGTCACGGGCAACAACACGGTCAGCTTCCTTCCGAGCAGCGATTTCGACGGGTCGATCGACAACGTCACCATCCAGCGCGTCGCCACCGACCGCTCTGTTGCCGCCAACCACCCGACTGTGGTGGGAACGATCACCCGTGCTGCGGTCAACTCAGGCGAACTGGCGGCCTATGGCGGGTTCTCCAGCAGCAATTATCTGGCGTTGCCTGCAGGGCATGGGTTCCAGCCAGGAACCGGAGATTTTCTGATTGCGCTGTGGCTCAAGCAGACCGCGACCGGCGCAGAACGGCGCTACGTCCAGACAGATGGGACCACGGGCAACGGCAATTTCTACTTGGGAATCAGCGCCACGACGAGTGTGCCTGTCTTCCGCGCGACCGACGATAACTACTCAACCTCAGACACAATAACAGGTGCGCTCGCGTTTGATGACGGGAACTGGCATCTGTTCATGGTGGTGAGGCGCGGAACCACGGCCGAGCTTTGGGTCGACGGCGTATTGCAGGCATCCGGGACGCTCACGAATGCCAATACCAGCCTCACCAATCTGACCGTACCGTTGAATTTTGGGGCAGGTGTCGGAGGATACGGCGCGATGAGCGACGGGAACATGGCGTTGCCACGCCTTGGCCTCACCGCTCCCACCCCAGCTCAGATCCGTGCCATCTACGAGGACGAGCGCCACCTGTTCGAGAGCGGGGCCAAGTGCCTGCTGCCGGGGGATTCCGTCTCGGCTCTGGCCTATGACGACACGACCGACCTTCTGCATGTCGCCACCACTGCGGGCTCGGCACGCATCAAGGGGCTGACGGTCTCCGACACGGACTCGACCGTCTATACCGGCATCGATGCAAAGGCGGGGATCACCACCACGCGGGACAGTGACAGTGCCGACATCTCGCTGCCTTCCATTCCTCTCAGGGAAGCGGCGGCAGCGGGGATCGGCCACAATGGAGGCCCGCCGCTCTATGATCGCCTCACCGTCGATCTGCCGGGCTGCGGGGTGACAACCAACGCCACGCCCACCGTCATTGCCCGTCTGCCGATGGACAAGGGCGAGGCAGGGGAATGGGTGATCCGCACCGTCGCCCGTGAGTATGCCGATCCCTCCTCCGAGCAACTGGCGGCCTATGAGGACGTTGTGATGGCCTACCGGCCGGGCGAGGGCAACATCGCGCTCTCCGGCTCGTCCACCCAGCGGGTCATCAACGAGGTCACCTCGACCATGGCCGTGACGGTCTCGGCCAACACCACCACGCAGACGATCGACATCACCGCGACCGGCGTCTCCTCGAAGAACATCGAGTGGGGCGTTCGTGCGGTGTTCAACCCGGTGGCAGTCCAATGAGCGATCTCTATAACGATACCCTGCTGCGCCGCTGGTCCCTGACCGAAACGGGGCAGTTCGAGTGCCTTCTGGACGCGGTGGATGTCACGCAGATCTCCACCGCCGACAGGACCGCAATCGAGACCAAGAACGCCGCCCTGCATTCCGCAGAAACCGACGTTCTCGCCTATGAGGCGGCGCAGCGGGTTGCCGAGCCCGACGCCAGCGTTCCCAGAACGGTCGACGTCACCAATGAGGACGGCTCGACCTCGACCGTCGCCAACCCCGTCTGGACGGTTTATGACGACGCCCAGACGCTGATCTTCGGGGCATCAGACCAGATCAAGGCATTGGCCCGGGTGCGGGCGGGTCTTGCCGCAGATGCCGATCAGGACGCACAGGACACCTATGCGGCCGACCAGGCGGCCATCCAGACCGAATGGGGCGGCGATGTCCCCGTCACCATCCTGGCCGATCCGGTGCCGCGGTCCGTCACGGCCCGGCAGTTCAAGCTCCAGCTTCAGATCGCCGGCCTGAAATCCATCGTTGAGGCGTGGATCGGTCAGCAGGATCCGCTGGTGCAGATCTCCTACGACAATTCTGTGATGTTCGTTCGGGCCGAACCGATGATGGCCACGGGGTTCGAGCAGATGGGGTTTTCCGAGGACCAGATCGACGCCTTCTTCGTAGCGGCGGGGAAACTCTGATGTCGTCTTTCACGGAACAGTGGTCGCTCGAGCCGATAGCCGGCCGCAAGTGGCAGCTTCTGCGCGATCTCTCATGGGAGGTCGGGAAGGAGGGTTCCGGACTCGTCTATACGGTCCGGTCCGGCTTCATCACCGATCTCGCGACCATTCCGGGGATCGTGCGCTGGTGGCTAAATCCGGCCGACGCGCGCTTTGCCAAGGCGGCCATCATCCACGACTGCATGCTCGACGATCTCGAGTGGTCACGCTGGACGGCGGCGGCCGAGTTCAGGGAGGCGCTGAAGGCCGGCGGAGTGTCGAGCATCAAGGCGACCATCATGGGCCTTGCCGTGCTCGGCTGGACCGCGTGGCTGGACGTCAAGGGACGCCGCAAAAACTGATCTTCCGAAAATCCGAGCCGCCCATGCCTGACGCAGTCACCGTCAGAACGATCCTCCTTGCCCTTATCGTGGGCATTGTGATCGCGCTCGTCTCGCCGGTGTCGATTGCTCTCTCCTATGCCGAGACGTGCCTCGCCTCCTGGTACCAGCGTGGCGCGCGGACGGCCAATGGCGAGTGGTTCCGACCGGACGGGCTGACAGCGGCGCATAGGAGCCTGCCGTTCGGCACGCGGCTCAAGGTGCGATGGCATGGGCGGACTGTCGTGGTGCGCATCAATGACAGGGGACCGGCGCGCTGGACCGGCCGCTGCATCGACCTCTCGCGCGGGAGTGCCCGGGCGCTCGGCATGATCGGCGCCGGCGAGGGGCGCGTGACGATCGAGAGGGTGGGAGGCTCGAAATGACCGTCATCAACGAATGGAGGCTGTTCCTGCGCCATGCGTGGTCGGTACGGCTCACGGCGATGGCTGTGATTGCCGCGCTCCTGTCCGGCGCAGCCTACGCCTATCCGTTTCTCGACGGATATCTGCCGATCCAGCCATGGGCTTTCGCACTGGTAGGGGCTGTCCTCCAATCAGCATCCGTCATCGTCTCGAATATTGAGCAGAGGGAATTGCGATGATCCCGCGTCCTCCTGACCCGCGCGGCCGCAAACTCATCGGCGCGACGCTTGCACTGGCGATCGCCACGGTCGGTGGCTTCGAAGGCGTGCGGTATGTGGCCTATCGCGATTCCGTGGGCATCCCGACCATCTGCTACGGCGAGACGCGCGGCGTCCATATGGGCGATCGTGCATCGGCGGCAGAGTGTAAACGGCAGTTCACGGCGGCGCTCGGGGATTTTGCCTCCCGCATGAACGCCTGCCTGGTCGATCCGGCCTCCATCCCGGACAAGTCCTATGTCGCCTTTCTGAGCCTCGCCTACAACATCGGCACCGGTGCCTTCTGCCGATCCTCTGTTGCCCGGGATGTCAATTCCGGGCGGCTGGCGAAGGCCTGTGACGACGTCCTGCTTTACGACCATGCCGGGGGCAGGAGGCTTGCCGGGCTGACGATCCGCCGGCGCAAGGAACGCGCCCTGTGCATGCTCGGGATTGGAGGCTGAGATGGCGGAAGTCAAGACTGTGCCGGTGAAGGCGCAGAGGTTCGACGACATCGACGACGTCGACAAGCAATCGGGCGCCTTTAAATACTTCAAGGCTGGCGACCGCTATCCGGCCGGCATGATCTATTCATGTCCGTGCGGGTGTGGTGCGCGCGGCGCTCTTCGCTTCCGGCCGGCTGAACCCGCGCATCCAAGTTGGGAGTGGGACGGCAACATGGAAGCCCCGACCCTGTCCCCTTCCGTCCATCATGTCGGCCACTGGCACGGGTGGTTGCAGGGCGGCGTCTGGAAGTCCTGCTGACATGCGCGCCGATCACCTATGTGCCGCCGCTTTCATCGTCTTCATGCTGCTCGCCATGACGGCCATGGCCTTTATCGGGCCGTGGGTAAACGCGGCGCTGTCTGACGCGCCTTGGCTTTGATTTCTGGAGATATCGCCAATGGGCATCCTCGTCTCATGGATCGCATCACTGCTCATCGGCCGCCTCTCCGATCGCTTCAAACCCTATGCGACGTGGATCGCTGAGGCCGCCGTCATCCTCGCGCTGATCCTCTCCGTCGCGCTCGCCGGCTATGTCTGGCTCAAGGTCCACGACCGCAACCTCCTGAAATCCTACGTCGCCCAGGAGCAATACGCCGCGCTGGTGGCGCAGAAGGCCAAGGCGGAGCATGACCGGCAGATCGCCCAGGACGCGCTCAACGCGTATCGCAAGGCGGCAGAGGCGGATCAGATCGCCCGCGAGCAACAGGATGCGATCGACCAACAGGCGGCAGACGAACACGCCCGCAAATGCAAGGTGGCGGGCAACTGCTATCCGCTCACCGCCGAGGATTGGGACTACATCGAGGGGAGGGGGAAATGACCCGCGCACTCGTCATCGCGCTCCTGTGCCTGTCCATGGCCGGATGCGCCAGCCTCAACCGGCAACTAACAGACGCGTCCGCACAGAAGGCCGTGGCTGAGGCGTCGACCGCGCTGCCCGACCTTCCGGCCGAATGCTACCGCGACACGCCGCACGCGCCACGAACGGTCGGCATCGCCGCCGACGATGCTCTAAAGGCTGAGCGGCACCGCACCGATTGGGCGAACGCCTCCAAGCGCCGCTGTGTGGCTGTCTATACCGATCTCCAGCGGGCTCACGGCCCACACTGAAATACGCAACTGAAGGGCGGGCGGGGACATTATGCCTTTGAAGGATCTTGGCGACATGAGTTCTGACCAGCAACTCGGGGCCCTCATCGTCATGGTCCAGCAGCAGACCGCCGCCCTCGACGAAATCAAGGCGACGCTCATCCGCTCGGACCAGTCCCGGTCAAAGATGCATGAGGCGATCGAATCGGTCGTGCGCGGACAGGACATGCTGAAGCTCGAATTCGTCCACGCCAAGGAGATCGCCGAACACCGCCACACTGCCCATGACATGCGCATCGCCGCACTGGAAACGACATCGGACGGCGTGAAGATGCTGAGAGCAAAGGCGGCTGGTGCGGGTTTGCTGGGCCGCTTCCTGATCGGCATCGGCGGCACTCTTCTGGGCGCCATTACGACCGCATACGGGCTATGGCACACGCTGTTCGGGATCGGCCCCCCGAAATAGGAATTCCGGTTCGTCCCGGATGCGCGCCGGCCGCCTGCCGGCAAATCTGATGCTCAGTCACCCCGCCGGCCGAAAGGTCGCGCGGGGCTTTTTTGCGTTTTGGAGGCGCGTCTCGTATAGGACGCGTCCATGCAGACGATCCAATGGGAAATCGACAACGGCTATCAGATCGGTGCCCATTGCGGCAATCCGGACTGCCGGCACTATGGCCTCCTAGACCTGCACAAGCTCGGGCGTCGGCTCGGCTATGATCATTCCGCCATGCGGGACGAGCTGGTGCCGCACCTGCGCTGCCCGAGGTGCGGGAGCAAGGATATCGCGATCACGATCTCGGCCGTCAATACGGGCCCGCGGTGATCGCTTGAATCGTGGAAAAGGCGTGGAACGGGCCGACGATCTGTTCAACCCATTGAATTCGTTGAGGCAGGCGACGCCTTCACACGGGAGGGGTCACAGGTTCAATCCCTGTCGCGCCCACCAGCCCAGTATCCGAGAATTCATGGATTACACGAAGCGACCCGTTCTGGCGGATTAGCGGACCTGCAGATAGAGCGGCGCCACGTCGGTCCATGAGAACGCGCCGTCCGCAGTACGGATCAATTCGGGGAAGTGTCCCGGAACGATCCGGTCTGCCATGGCGAGTATTCGTTCGATGCTTGCGGTTCCCGCCTCCAATGTGTCGAAGGCCATGTCGCATCGCCGAAGTACGACTTCCTTGGCATATTTGATCGCATCGCCGGCGATCACCACGCACCCGCTGTTTGCGGTGTCGAGACTGAGCGCATAGCAGCCGGGCGTATGGCC